ACCTAAAGTGGTATCAACGAAAGAACTTAAAAAACTTGTAAAGGGTTTTGATGATGATGTTGTTGACAATAAGAAAAATCTAAAGGCTATTCTTAACGAAGATGATGTAGTTACTTTTGATACTTATAGGAACTTGTATACAACCGCTTGGGATTTACAGAAGCAACTACCTAGAAACATAGCATCACCTTTTGCTAAAAGACTTAGCGCGTTAAAAGGAGACGAGTATAAACAGTTAGATAAGATGTTTCCTAAGAAAGGAATAGGCAAAACTAGAGAGGCTCTTGACAAAGCGGTAGCCTCCTCTGAGACTGGTCAACTACTAAACAAAGAAATAGTACAAAAGATTGCAAAAGGTGAGCCTTTAGACCCTACATTTGCTAAACAGTTTTTACCTAAAAATGCTGATAGTTATAATAAATTCACTGCTTTAACTAATAGAATAAACTCTTGGGCTAAAGAAGCTAATGTATCTCCTAGAGAGGTAGAGGATATTTTATCACCTTTAAGAGCGAATGCTTTGAGTGATGCTATAAATAACCCAAGCATTCTTAAGTCTTTAGCCAAAAAAGAAACATCAGAGGATATGACCCTGTTTAGGCATTACAAGGATTTATTAACACCTGAGCAGTTTCAATTTATAAATAAACTATCTGTAATGCCTATTGGACATTTACAGAATAGAATAGTCTCTCTTATGGATTACTACTCGGGTACGGCTTTATTGGGTTTAGGAGGTGTAGGAGGTGCAACACTCGCGGCAGGAAATGCCGCAGGACTAACTATATTGGGTTTATATCTGTTAAGCCCTGTTCTTATAAACCCTGTTGCTAAAAACAAACAAGTATTAGCTTTAGCGAATAAAGTATTAACGTCACCAAGTGAAACACCGCCAAAGGAACTGGCTAGGATGACAAACAATTTAGGCAAAGCGGCACTTAAAGCGGGGATTATAACACCTTCTACAGCTATAAGTAGTTTAAATAGATTAAACGAAATGAATAAGCAGAGAAAACAAGAAGAGCAACAACAGTAAAAACAAAAGGGGGCATTGCGCCCCCTTAGTTTTACCTATGCTATTTCACACGCTCCTCCGACACACGCTAGTTCCTGTGAACCTGTAGTATTATCCTCCTTCTCAAAGTGTTCTAAGTCTTCCCAATTAATATCAACTGGCATAGCCGCTAGTAACTCTTCATACTTGTCAACGGTTATGTTCTCATAAGGAGCTTGCTGATAAACATGGTCACTCACAGGCAACAAACTAATACCACTAACGGAATCAAAGTTTTCCCATATCCACTGTGCTATTTGCAGGAACTCATTATCTGTATAGTAAACAGTGATACTTGGTTTATGCTCACACCAGTGGTCTTGGTATTTCTTCCAAACTCTTAGCTGTTCCATCGCACCCACCTGAGCTACTGTAGTACTGCTGTCAGGTGACTTGATTGGGAAGCCAAAGACCAGTGAAGACTTACTCATTACGTCATCTTCTACAGGGAAACCTGCGGCTGTCATGTATTGAGCAAGCGGGTCTTTCTTATCTGAACGTACTCTACGGATATAATGCTTAGAAAAACGGGGATGTATGCCACTAGCAGAGTCAACAAGCTGAGACACAGTACCGCTTGGCTTAACACAAGTAATAGCCGCAGACTGATTAATGCCAAGTTTCTCAGCCCATTCTTTATTAGTTTTGATAGCAACATCCTTCATCTCTCCTAGCCACTTATCTAAGTCTGGTGAATCTTTACCCAGTAAATAGTGGTCACATATACCCGTTAAACTGACACCTAATAGTGCTTCTTCTTCTGTGTTTCTTTTCCATACATTGCGTAGGTAGCGGAAGTCAGTCAAGGTAGCCTGTAGAGTTCCGATAATGGAAGCTACTTCAACTTTCTTCTTAAGACTAACGAGGTCATCGTCTGCACGTATAACGACCTCAGATAGGTTACAGAACTGATTACTGCGTAGGATAATCTCAGAGCAAGGGTTAGTCCCAAAGTCCTGCTCATGGTCTCTCCGTCCGTTCTTAGCGGCTATCTTCTGTGCCGCCACACGACTAAAGATACCTCGTTCCCCTGCCTTAGATTCATACATGGTTTGCATCTCGGACAGGAAGGATTCAAAGTCTGGCTTCTCTGTGTATGATACACTGTTGTTAGCCAATGCACGTTGACCTTCGTTACGCCACCAGTCACCTGACTTAGCCTTAGCCATACGAGGGTCTGACAAGTTAGATAGACTAATCAATGCTGACCTACGTACACCACCTACGACTACAACCTCAGCAATCTTACAGCAGATGTCGTGACACTCAATACTGGTAAGTCTACGTTCCTTTGCCTTTTGGAATATACCTACACAGAAATTAAATAAATCCTCAAGAGGCTGTGCGCCTGATGCACGACCACCAAAGGTCTTGAGTCTAGCACCCGCAGGACGTACTTTATGTGTATCCCACTTAGGTATCTTACCTGCGTACAGCATAGCGATTAACTCTCTGAATGCACTAGCCCAACCAATCTTGCTGTCAGCCACTACAATCGTACTGTCAGTCTCATGGAATGACTCAGCAACTATAGGTAGTTTGTTGATGAAGTTACGTTCCACACTGAACCCTACGCCTGTACCGCACATAAGCACGTACATAAGTTCATCAAAGCTACGTGGTGAGTCAATGTGTAGATAGCTACAGTTAAAACCCGCTACGTTGTCCTTGTCCAGTGCTTCCCCTGCTGTCATCATACAACGCATACTAGGCATTACGTCTAGGTTATGGATAGCGTTAAATAACTGTAGTGCTGTCTTATCGTTTATCTGACCACGTTCCTTCCAGAAGTCTACGTATCTATTGACTGTCTCATCCCAACGCTCTCGTCTGCCTTCCTCTGGTAGCCAACGTGCGTAGCGGGACTTATGTATAAACTGTTGGTATTGATTCATTTCTATTCTTCTCCTGTTTCTAGGCACGCAGAGCAAGGTGTTGTGTCTGTGTGTTCTGTTTCACTATAAGGGTCGAAACCTTCTAGCTCTGAGCCGTGACAAACCTCACAGCCTGTTATTAACTCCCCGTATTCATCTAAAAAACTCCAATCTGTAGGCATTATTTCCTATCCTCTTCCTTTTTGTCTTTAGTTTTCTGTTTGTCTTTACCGAAGATGGCATCGTAATTATCTGCATACTTCTTGGAGTCAGTGGGTCGTTGTCCTGACCCCTTGCCTCCGTGTGTCTGTCCCTGCATTACTTAGCCTCCTCTATCAGTCTATTCAAGTACCACTGGGCTTTCTCTAAGTCCTCTACTGCTTTGCCCTTGCGTTCATAACGCCACAGGTACTTCATAGTATTGCCCTTGAGATAACCCTTGAATGCGTCTGGTGTCATAGACTCTTCAATAGCTTCAATACATTCTATCTTACCGTAGTTATAGTGCTGAGGACTGTTGACCACATCTTCATTCTTGGTCACGAAGTCTTCATACTTCTTAATCAAAGCAGGGTGCTTCTGTCGTAGTGCATCCCAGTCAGCGGGTGTTGCGTCATCAATGCTCATTGTTTAAACTCCTAAATAGCTTTCTTTTTCTCGCCTTATCAGCTTTCTTTCTTAATGCCTCAATCTCAGCTACAATATCAGCCATTCCTATTATCTCACCATAATGAGGTGAATCAGGATTGTTGTCGTACATATCTCTTTCTTTAATATCGTCATCAATGCTCATAATCATCCTCCGTAAATAAGTCTCTGTTCCTAATTAATCTATCCTCGAAAGCCTCTAGCAAGTCCTCAACTGAGATGTCCAATGCTTCGACAACCAGTACCGCATCGTAGTCCCTTGCTACTGCTTCCTTGAGTTCCTCTAATGTATGTGACATTATTCTTTCCCTTCAACGTATTTGACAAGTTCTTGTGCGGTACTTAGGGTGTAGTGTTTCATACCTTCCTTCTCACACCACTGACCCATTGTAATCTTACCGCCCTTCCGTACCTTCTTATGTTCATTCGATAGTAGGAATACTAATTCGTAACCATCTACTGATATTGTATCACGAATTGACTTATATTTCAAGGTGTCACCTACACGAAAGAAACCTTTTACTTCTACTACTGTTTTACTTGGTTCATGTACAAAGTCTGGCATATAAGTTCTGAACACTGTGTAAGGCATACCGTATGGCTCGTAGTCAAACCCTTTACGTTTAACCTCCTTTGAAAACTCCTTCTCTAGTGCTGACCTAAACTTACCGCTAGTCTTTCTAGGCTTATATTTGCTCAAGGTTAATCTCCTGTACTCTAGGCTCGTTGACTACCTCACTTAGGAACTTCGGACCATACGAATAGGCAAAGGCTCTTAGGTCTGGATAGCAATGCTTCTTGTACTGACAGTAGGAACACTTGATGCCTAGCTTCTTGTTACCTGACTTACCATCTGGTACTGTCTCGGTACATAACTCAGTGGGCTCATCTCCCTTAACCATCTCCTTAACGTGCTTAATACGCTCCCTGATGTCTCCCTTGATGTGTTCGTGTATAGGGGCTTGGGTATCCTCTAGGTCGTACTTAAGTACCGCGAGATGTCCGTTGGCTTTGTCCATAGCTAACCAACCAAACTCAGTCTCACCACAGGCATGGGCGTAGGCTTTAATCTGGTCAACATAACCAAAGGCATCATCCATAGCTAGTGTACCGTCCTTAAACTTCTTGAACCCAAAGGAACTGGCTGACTTAACGTCCACAACAAGACCATCAATCTTACAGTCCATGTGTCCCTTGATACCCTCTACTTCACATACACGTTGCTCGTCTGATACTTCGTGCCCTGCCATGCGTGTCATAAACAACAGCATCTCTTCAATCAAGTGACCATACATAAACTTAATGTAGGTAGCAGGTTTAATCTCTTCTTTCTCAGTACCATTAACAACATTCCATAAGACCCTATCGTCACGACCAATGTTTGACAGGCGCAATGTTCTTCTATCCGTTGTACGCTTACGTCCAAACTCTGTGCGCATTAGAGCCTTCATGTTCTCACCGAACAGTTCAATCTCAGCCTCTACGTCTACGGATTCCTCTGCCTCTTTTGTCTCCATCAATCGGTATATGTCATCTACTAATGTGTGTATTGTTTTACTCATCGTCTATATCCTTGAATGCCTTAATGACATCGCTTGAGAATAACTTTTTAAGATTGACCAAGTGCATACGGCTTGCGTTATGGTCTCCCCCTGATACACTCCTGAACGTATCTAACTTATTAACAATCTTCTTTAGTACAGGTGTCTTGAACACTAGTGTACAGTATTCATCATCACCGATGCAAAGGTTATGAAACCAGTAGTCTGACTCGGTAGCCTCAATGCCTGACGGCTTGCCCCAAGACTCATACTCAATGCAGATGTTACCTGTCTTCTGCCATAAGTCCTTCTCTGACTTAACCTCAATCTTCTTGTCCTGTAGCATCTCAGCTACCTTATCCTCTCTGACTTCTCCGTACTGTAAGTCGAGGTCGAACTTCTTTCTATCTGCTTTACAAGGTTTCATATTATTTACCTTTCTGCTTTAGTCTGTTCTTCCTGCGTTTAGCATTGTCACACTTCTTGCAAATATAGTTTTGCTTGCGGACATTACCCATAGACCAGTTATCACGTTCCTTTAATTTGACATCACAATGATTACAACGCTTAGTGGGTTTCCGACCAGTTGTCACCGACTTGATACTCTCCTGCAAGAGGACAATTAAGTTTGTAATGAATGCCCGCGGCTTCGATACAAGACACTGCAAGTCTGCCAAAAACCTCTGCTTCATGTTCCTTAACTTCTGTTTGAATTTCATCATGTATATTACCTATAAATTTGTAGTCAATATTCCAAGCACTAGCGTATTCGTCTAGCAAACATAACGCCTTCTTCATAACGATAGCCCCTGCCGATTGTAGCAAAGTGTTTAGTGCTGAGTGTTCTGAGCGTACAGCGACTCTGCGCCTGTCCAGTCCGTGAACATAACCTCTTCCAGATGCCACGCTAACTCTTTCTCGTAAGTCTTTAAGAGATGGCGTGTTTGAGAGGAACTTCGCCTTAAGTCTTCTACCATCAACAGCAGTTCCTCCA